GCTGCCACGCGCCTAAGCGAAATGGAATTCAACAAGGATTGGATTGAAAAGGCGATGAACCACACGCTGCCCGGTGTGCGCGGCATCTACAACCGCGCGCAGTACGCTAAGCAGCGCAGGCGTATGTTGCAGACCTGGGCTGATGCCATGGATCGCATGGCTACCGCCGGGAAATTGTAGATCGGTCCGAAAAAAGTTCGTCATAAAGCCGGTTGACGGCCTGGCGGTAAACGGAAGAAACAGTCCCGCCCAACTTTTCAGCAAGCTGCTGAGCGCGTTCGAGTTCTTTCTTTGAAACTCGGATGCGCACCGTTTCTGTTCTAGATTCAGCCATTGGTCTCAAACCACAGTACCAAGAATCTTTCGTAATACGGCCTCTTGTGGCCCTTATGTGGTAGTTTTGTTACCACAACAAAGAACCGTTTGGCCTACAACTGCGCTATTATTGGCAAATAAAAAGCGAAAAAGGAGGGTGTGTGGAGAAGCTTTTGACGCCAGTTGAAGTCGCAGAGATTTTGCAGGTGAAAGTTGATACGCTGCGCGCTTGGCGCGCACGCGGAAAAGGCCCAGAAGCAATCCATGTCGGCCGGTTATGCCGGTACGCCGAAAGCAGCATCCAGCAATACACAAAGGGGGAATATGCCACAAACTGTGGCTCACGGCAGGAATGCTGATGGGCTCTATAAAAAGCGCGGAATCTGGTATTTTCGCGTAAGGGATGTGAACGGGAAATTGCGCGCCCTCTCAACAAGGACGCGCAATTATGCGGAAGCCAAGAGCATCAAAGCCGAAAAAGAGAAAGAAAGCCAAGACGGTATTAGCGTGGACCTGTCGCGTAGACGCTATTGCGATTTTGCGCAGGAATGGCTAGAGCACAAGCGCATTGATTTATCGCCCAGAACATTTCTCACTTATCGCTGGGCCGTGAATCTGTCCAGTGACGCGTTCGGCGCGCTCCCGCTCGGCAATATTACTCTCGAAATTATCCGTAACTATCAAACGGAACAAAGCAAACGCATCGCGCCGGGAAGCATCAACGTGCTGACTGGAGTGATTATTTCCATTCTGCATGCTGCCGAACTTGGCCACCGTATTCAAGGCAAGCTAAAAAAACTGCGTGTGAAAAAGGAGCGCGGCCGCATTTTTACGCCGGATGAATTGCAGCGAATATTGACCACAGCAGATCGCCGAAAATCTCACATAAAATACGCAATACGGCTATTTCTTGAAACCGGAATGCGCCATAAAGAGATGCGTACGATTCGGATTGGCAACATCAACCTAAAACAGAAGATACTGACGATTCCGCGCGATTCCACCAAAACCGATTCAGGTGCACGGGTCATTCCGCTAACAGATGAGGCATGCTCTGCTTTGCAGCAATTGATTGCTCGGGCCTACAGACTCGGTGCATCTACCGACGCGCATTACCTGTTCCCCGTGCGCATTCAGGAGCGGGGCGTTACGTGGCATGATCCAGCAAGGCCGCAAGAACCATTTAATGATGCCTGGCGGAATCTTAAGAAAGCCGCTGGCGTCGATCCTCGGTTGCGATTACATGACCTGCGCCATCATGTTGTGACCGAAATGGCGGCCGCCGGTGTCCCTGGCCGGGTCGCCATGAAGTTGCTTGGATGGTCGAGCATGAGTATATTTGGCCGATATGAGCATCTGCAATCTGACGCGCTTCGCGCTGGGATCGAGCAATGGTCATCGGCCCGCAAGCGCCCGGTGAGCACCTATGAAGCCAGCGCTCCGGGGTCATCCTCGCGCGTTGCTTGACTCGTTTCCTTGCTTTCGTGGTACAAGCAGTGGCACAAGGACGGGGTCGATCAGAGCGCGCCCGTCGCGGGTCCTTCCCGGACGGCCGCGCCGTGCGGGTTACGCGCCCGCGCCAATTTTCTAGCGACAGGCAAATTTTAGGACCGTTTCCATTTCCGCGATGGCAGAGGCGCAAAAATCCGGCGGATTCGATGCGATGCCAGTCGAGGATGTCGCTGAGCTTCTGTTCGTCAGCGCAAAAACTGTTCGCAACTGGATCAATCACAATGGTTTATCGTGCAAGGATGATGGCCGCCGTCGCGTTTTGGTGTGGCGCGAAGTTCTTGACTGGTATATCGCCATGCGAGTCGAGCGCGACGGAAACAGCGGAAACGAGCCTGAGCCCGCCCCGGACGCTCCGGCGGAAACGCTTCCGCAAGCGGAAACCCGAAAAACCATCGCCGAGGCGGACCTGAAAGAGCTTCGCCTCGCCCAACTTCGCGGGCAACTCGTTCCGGCGGACGAGGTCGGCCGCAACGTGGGCCGCGTGGCCTCGGCCATCAAAACCAAGCTCGATGCGCTGCCAAACTCACTGGCCATGCGCCTCATCGGAAAATCGGATCGTGTTGAAGTGCAGCAGATTCTTCAGGATGCCATCTATCGCATCCGGTTGGAACTGGCTGCCGTGGCTTCCGAGCCGGAGCCGGTTTCCGTTTCCGTTGACGAGGAGGACGCAGATTGACCGCCTACGTTTGCCCGCCGGCCAGCCGCGCGGCCCTGCAGGCGGCCATCCGGCAGGGCCTTGCCATTTTCACGCCAAAGCCTCCGCTTTCGCTTTCCGAGTGGGCTGACGAGTACGCATACATTCCTGCCGGATCAGCCGAGCCAGGCAAGTTCGTCACGGCCGTCGCCGAGTACCAGCGCGAGCCGATGGATGCCATCTCCGATCCGCATATCCGCAAGGTGGTGCTCATCTGGGCTAGCCAGACCGGCAAGACGCAGATCCAACTCAACGCGACCGGATACTTTTCGCACCACGATCCGGCCTATATGCTGATGATCCAGCCGACGCTGGAGCGCGCCGAGGAGGTTTCAAAGCTCCGCATCGCAACAATGATCCGCGATACGCCCGTGCTGCGTGAGCTCTACCCTGACCCGAAGTCGCGCGATTCCGGCAATACCCTGCTTCTCAAGGAATTTCCCGGCGGCTATCTAGCGCTGATTGGCTCCAATGCACCTTCCGGACTCGCCTCAAAGCCGGTGCGCATTCTGCTACCCGACGAGGTCGATCGCTTCGAGGAGTCGGCAGGCACTGAGGGCGACCCTCTAGCCCTGGCCGAGATTCGCGGATCGACCTACTGGAATTTCAAGATCATCGAGACCTCGACGCCGCTCATCAAAGGAACAAGCCGCATCGAGCAATCTGGCGAAGAGTCTGACAAACGCTACTATTTTGTGCGCTGCCCTCGCTGTGGCCTCGAGCAGAGGCTCGTCTGGAGTCGTCTCCGCTACGACACCGAAGATGTTGGCGGTGGCCGCCTCCGGCCTACGCACGTTTGGTACGAGTGCGCCTCCGGGCTCACTCGGGATGACAAACTGGGCTGTGCCATCGAGGAGTCGGAAAAGTACGAGATGATCCGGCACGGTCGATGGAAGGCCACCGTGACCAGCACGGACGGCCGCACCGCGGGCTTTTATCTCAACGCACTCTACTCGCCATGGGTAGAGTGGACCCGCCTGGCGCAGGAGTGGATCGCGGCGCAGAACGATTCCGAGAAACTGCAGGTCTTCACCAACACACGCCTGGCGGAATCATGGGAGCTGAAGGGCGATGGCGCCGAAGAGTCGGCTCTGTCCAGCCGCCTCGAACCACTTGCGGCCGAAGACCTGCTGCCGGACGGTGTCTTGATGCTGACCATGGGCGTCGATGTGCAGCGTGATCGCATCGAGGCCAGCATCTGGGGATGGGGACTCGACAAGGAAAGTTGGATACTCGATCACCGCGTGATGCGCGGATCGCCCGCACTGCCCGAGGAGCATCCGGATAGCCCATGGCGCGAGCTGGACGACTACCGCAAAACGGCCTTCCCTCATCCATCCGGAAAGTCACTGCGCGTCATCTGCTGCTGCGTCGACTCAGGCGACCAGACAAAAATCGTCTACGACTACACGCGGCGTCGCGAGCGCGAGCGCGTCTATGCGATCAAAGGTGTCGCAGGCTTCGGAAAGCCACTCGTGAACAATGGCAAGCGCCCGGACAAAAACAAGACGCTGCTTTACCTCATTG